GAAAGTTTTTCTGGAAGCGGGTCTGTCCAGTAATATAATTATCGCGAGATAAGTCGAAAGCCCTCGGGCCGACCGTTCTCGCGATTTTTTTATCGTTTATCAAGGGCACACCCCGGAAAGGAGGCGAGAAAGTGAAAGCCTACAAATACCTGAGCCTGCAAGACCGCCAGCAGTTCGAGCGAGACTACGCAGCCGGCGCCAGAGTCGCCGACATCGCGGAAAGCCTCGGGATCCACACAGCCACAGCCTACGCAGAGCTGGCCCGCGGCACAGTCCTCGACGAGTATGGCGAGCCCGCCCTCGACCAGAACGGTCGGCAGGCATACAGCGCGGACGTCGCGCAGCTAAAAGTACAGGAGGGGCTCAGACGCAGGGGCAAGCGCCACACAGCGGCCGCGGCCCACTCATAACCCATACGAAAAAGCCAAGATCCCCGGCTCCCTGCCGGGCCAAGATGAAAGGAGCGCACACATGACTCAGAACGATCTCAGAGAAAAGGTTATCAAGGCAGAGGCCAAGGTCGCCAAGCGCGCCGCAGTTCTCCAGAAGCACAGAGAGCAGCTCGCCAAGCTGATCCAGAAGGGCGCCGACCAGTTCGACATCCGCATCAAAAAGAGCGACATCGAGAGCGCTGAGGACAAGCTCGAGGAGGCCAAGAAGATCCTCGCCAACTGGAAGGAGAAGCTCGACGAGCGCATCACCTCCGACGACTACCTCGAGGCCAACGCCCCGGAGATCCTGAAGGAGTTCCTCGAAAACTGGAAGCAGCACGCGATCGACTACTACCGCCAGAAGCGGATCCGCTTCATCGAGTACCGCAAGGAGCTGAGAGCTGCGGAGCGGGCCGCCAGACTGGAAGCCCTTCAGACGCTCCCCTCCCTCGAAAGATCCCGCAAGCTCTACGAAGGCCGCGAGCCGTCCGACTGTGATCTCGCAAACCTCTGGCCCCGCAAGGATGTCGACGAGTTCCTGCACGAGCGCGGTCTGGACTACTACCAGATCCAGAAGAAGCTCCAAGCAAAAGGCGACGGCATCATCTTCAGGATGCTGGAGATCTCCAATGAGCAGGAGCGCGAGGAGTGGCTCGAGCGGACAATGGAAGAAGAAAAGCGGGCCAAGCTGCTCGACCTGATCGGCCGCATCATGAGCACCGTCGGCACCATCACCGACGCCTCCGCTCTTTACATAGGCCCCGAGGGTGACATCAACGGCTACATCGTCGGGACTGAAGGCGAGGCCAAGATCCAGACCATCGGCGCCGGTGGCTACAACATCCAGTGCTTCCACTTCAGGACGCTGATCCACGAGTACAAGTAAGGAGGACACCATGAGAAACTACACAGAAGTCGCGGCCATGACCTGCCCGCGCATCAAAGCGGAGCGCGAGCGCCTCGGCGTCGAGAAGAAGGAGCTCGCCGCCTCGCTCGGCTACGGCCTCAGCAACTACTCCGCATACGAGACCAAGACCCTGCCCTCTCTCGAGAGGCTGGTCGAGCTGGCTGACTATTTCGGGTGCAGCGTCGACTACCTCCTCGGCCGCAGCGACGTCCGGGAGGTGCAGGCATGAGCAAGATCAACGACATCACCGCCATCACGAGCCGCACGCTCGACAGATACCGCAACTCGATCCCCCGCAAAGCCTTCATCGAAGCGATGGAGGCCGTCGCAGCCGAGGTCGTCGGACAGTCCGAAACGGCCCCGGCCAACACTGCGCCCGGGATCCAGATCATCAAGCAGCCGGACATCACCGCCGGCGAGCTGGCCGATCTGCTCTCTGGCTGCTGCCCTCCCTTCTGTGGAGAGGACAGCGTCGTCCACTGCGACGACCAGAGCTGCCGGGCCTGCTGGCTCGCATGGCTGACCACCGGCCGCCCGCCGAAGCCCCGGGAGGAGGTGCCTCGACGTGAGTGAGATCACAATGCAGCAGAGCGATCTCGGCCTACATATCGACCCCGATGTCATGCAGGAGATCCTCGACGCCTTCCACCAGATCGGCGAGAAGCTGAAGGAGATGGCCGAGGCCATCATCAAAGCAGTGAGGGCCGCCGCGGAGTGGGCGGCTAAAACCGCCCGCCGCTTCATCGAGAGCATCGCCGCCGGCGTCGTGCCCGGGAAATGGCTGCACCTCGCGAAACACGCCAAGAAGCTCAGGACGCGCAAGAAGTACCGCCGCCGGATCTGGAGGGCTCTGATCGCAGCCCTCGCCGAAGGAGGTGGCAGCTCATGACCGCGAAGTGCGTCGGCTGCGGCCTCGACTGGAATGTCAGCATATACCAGAAGATCCCGGCCACCGGCTACATCTGCCCGCACTGCGAGAGCAAGCTGAGAGCCGGCGCCACCCTGAAGCAGATCCAAGCCGAGCCGAGAGGCCGGCGCCCATATACGAAAGGAGCAAAACCATGAAGAAAGCACTCAAGAGCAGCCCCCGCGGCGCGGCCTTCACCTTCGCAGGCCAGCGCTGGATCGTGCTGGAACATGACCCCGCAGGCCGTACCCTCTGCCTGACCGAGAACATCGTCGAGGAGAAAGCCTTCGACGTCGACAACTGCAACAACTTCGCCAAGGCCAGCAGCAACGCCTACCTGAACGGCCCCTTCCTCGACAACCTGCACGAAGCAGCCGGCGGCAACGCCGGGGCCTTCCTCCGCAGCGAGCTCGATCTGACCGCCGATGACGGCCTGAAGCACTACGGCACCTGCAACGTCACCATCTTCCTCCTTACCGTCGACCAGTACCGCCACAACCGCGACGTGATCCCCAACGCAGACGACTGGTGGTGGCTCTCCACTGCGGTCAGCACTGCCGAGAATGGGTACGAGCATAGCGCCCGCCTCGTCCTCACCGATGGCACGCTGTTCCGGGACAACGCCTGCCACGGCAACTACGGCCTGCGCCCCGCTTGTTATCTGGACTCCGATCTCCTGATCTCCCTCGACGAGGAGGACGTCGCTGCCGATCAGGCGGGTGAGATCGTCAAGGAGCTGGCTGAGGAGCTGGGCGGCACATTTGCCACCGCGGATCAGCTCAAGGCGGCCGCTGCCTTCATGTTCGGCACCCTGAGAGCAGCCCGCGATCAGGAGGTGGCCCATGAGTAACCTGAGCAGCCTGCTGGACAAGTACAAGGCCCTCGTCATCTTCGACACAGAGACCAGTGGCCTCGAGCCGGACAAGCACCAGATCATCGAGCTGGCCGCCCTCAGAGTGGAGCGCACCGCCTCCGGGGCCCTGCGCATCGCCGGCAAGATGGACAGCTTCATCAAGCTGCCGGAGGGCGAGAAACTGGACGAGAACATCACCACCCTCACCGGCATCACCGACCGCACCCTTCAGACTGAGGGCGTGCAGCCGGCGAAGGCAGCCGGACAGATCGCGAAGCTGATGCAGCCCGGCCCTGTCCTGATGGTAGCCCATAATGCACAGTTCGACGCCTGCTTCCTGCGTGGCCTGCTGCGTGGCGTGAAGATCGGCCGGATCGACTGGCTCGACAGTCTGACTGTCTACAAAGACCGCCGGCCATACCCGCACAAGCTCGCCAACGCGATCCTCGCCTACGAGCTCGAGGACAAGGTGCAGAACAGCCACCGGGCCATCGACGACGTGCTGGCACTGTTCGAGGTGCTGAAGGCGATGGACGAGGAGCGCAGCGATCTCGCTGCCTACGTCAACCTGTTCGGCTACAACCCGAAGTACGGCGTCAGCGGCCGCCGGATCACCGGCGTCAGATACGAGCCGCAGGGCTTCATCAAAACCATGACCCGGCCCGAGCAAACACTCCCGGCCAAGATCGCCCGGAGGTGATACCATGAGCAAAAGCGCACCCATCACCATCTCAAGCGCTGCGCTGCGGGAGCGCGTCGAGGATCACCTCGACAGAATGATCCCCGACCACACATGGGAGCGCAGCGAGTTATACGCAAGGAGAAAGCTCGACTACTACCGGGGGCGCTACCCGGACGTCGACTACTTCGACAACGAGTACCTCGTGCTGCTGACCGCCGACACCGTCAACGAGACGGAGTTCAGCGACTACACAATGGCCGACTGCGCCGCGAAGATGGCAGCCCGGGCGTCAGATTGAAAGGAGCCAACCATGGAAGCCATGACACAAAAAAGAGGCTACCCGCTGCAACAGGTAGCCCCCGCGAGAATACCATCAAGCCAGCCAGCTCACGGATCCCGCACCCGAAGTATAGCACAAAAAAAGCGCCGCGCCAAGTACCGCCGCCGCAGGATCATCGCGCTGCTGATCCTGATCGCCGTCCTGATCGCCCTCGCGTGGGGCGTGGCGTCTCTTGTGAGGATCATCTGGAACGCAGCAGCGGCCGAGATCCCGGACGTCAGCACCAGCACCCCGATCGTGGTGGAACGGCCGATCATCAGCACCACCAGCGCTCCGGCCGCCACGGCGACACCAGCCGCACGCTACACTCTGACCGCCGAGGAACGTGACACGGTCGAGCGCGTAGTCATGGCAGAAGCCGGCGGCGAGTCCTTCGAGGGCAAGATGCTGGTCGCCCAGTGCATACTCACAGCAACCGAAAAGACCGGCCTCCAGCCGTCGGAGGTCGTCGTCAAATACAAATACACCGCCAGTCGCCCGGAGCCCTCTCAGAGCGTGAAGGACGCCGTCGCCGCAGTGTTTGACCGTGGCGAGCTCGTCGTGGACGAGCCTGTCATGTATTTCTATAACCCCGCCATCGTCGAGAGCGAGTGGCACGAGAGCCAGATCTTCGTCATCGAAGTCGGCGGCCACCGCTTCTTCGCAGAAAGGAGCCAAAACAATGAGCGATAAAACCACCGCGGCGATCGCCGCAGAACAGGCCGCAGCAGCCGAGGAAGTCTCGGGAGCTCAAGAGGCCACCCCGCTGCCGTCCGCTACCCTCGAGGAGCTGGAACAGTTCGACATCGGCGCCATCGAGCCGGAGGAGCGCCCGCCCTTCAGGATCACCGACGACCGCTGCGCTGACTGGGCCGTCCGCAAGATCAACGAGGAGCGCAGCGAGTACGAGCGCCTGAAGGAGCTCGGCGAGCAGCAGATCGCAGCCATACAGGACAAGCTCGCCGCAGCAGAGCGGCGCTACAACAACGGCACCGCCTTCCTGACATCTTGCCTCGCCGACTTCTTCCAGACTGTTCCCCACAAAAAAACCAAGACGACCGAGAAGTACCGCCTCCTCTCTGGCACCCTCACCCTGAAAAAGGGAGCCCCGAAGGCTACCGTCGACGACGAGAAGCTGGTGCCGTGGCTGAGGGCCAACGGCTTCGGGGACTTCGTCAAGACCACTGAGTCGGCCAAGTGGGGCGAGCTGAAGAAGAAGGTCATGCTCGTCGGATCCGTCGCCACCATCGAGGAGACCGGCGAGATCATCGAAGGCATCACCGTCACAGAGACCCCGGACACCTTCAGGGTCGAAGCATAAAGGAGGCACAGCATGGCAGAGAACACAAAGAAACCCGCCGGCGAACAGCCGGCCGCTGCCGCCGATCAGGCTGAGCCCGTTGCGAGCTGTCTGTCCCTCCGGCAGAAGCTCGTTGAAATGCGGAAAGCCTGCCCGGAGATCGTGAAGAAGCAGCACAGCGACGGCGTCAGCTACAAGTACGCCAAGATCTACGACGTGTGGGAGAAGATCACCCCGATCATGAACGCTCTCGGCGTCGACTTCGATGTCATCCGTGAGGAGGCCACGAAGCACAGCGACAACGGCGACCCGCTCTACTGGATCACCATGCAGACCAAGACGAGGAACGGCGACAAGCTCATGTTCCTCTATGAGGCCGACCTGACGATCCGCTGGACAAATCTCGATAACGAGGACGAGACCATCGAGGCCACGATCCACGCCCTCGGCTGGAACGATGACCCGGCCAAGGCCAAAGGCGCGGCCCACACCTACGCCCTGAAATACTACCTTTTCGAGAAGTTCACCGTCGACCAAGGCGAGGACGATCCTGACAACAGTGACTTCAGCGCACAGGGCAAAGGATCCGGCGGATCCGGCAGCCAGCAGCAGCGGAGCCAGCAAGGTCAGCAACGTCAGGGCACCGGCAAGCTCAGCGACGCTCAACTCGGCCGGCTCTATAAGAAGGCCGAAGCCGCCGGTATGACCAAGGAGCGCACCGACGCCCGCATCCTCGAGAAATACAAGAAGCAGGATCCCGCCACCCTGAGCCGTCAGGAGTACGACGAGATCTGCGCATCCCTCGACGCTGCGGCAGCACAGCACAACCAGCAAGGAGGTCAGCAGAATGTATAACCATGTAGGACTTCAGGGCCGGCTCACGGCCGACCCTGAGCTCAGATATACCGCGCAGGGCACAGCGATCACCAGCTTCACCCTCGCGAGCGATACCGGCCGAAAAACGGCCAACGGGGACAGGATCACCCACTTCATCGACTGCGTGGCGTGGCGCCAGCAGGCCGAGTTTGTCAGCAAGTACCTCAGCAAGGGCCGCCTCGTGATCGTCGAGGGCGAGCTCGGCAGTCGCAGCTATGAGGACAAGGACGGAAACCGCCGCAAGGCCGTCGAGATCACCGTCAGGAGCATCCACTTCAGCGACAGCAAGAAGGACGGCCAGAGCGCCGGTCAGCAGGGCCAGAGCGACGACTTCGCCTGCCCGGATGGCTTCACGGAGGTGCCGCTCAATGACGACGACCTTCCCTTCTAACCAAACCGCCGGACAACCGGCGGCTGACCAAATAGCAGCCACGACAATGCGACCACACGAAAGGAGGTGACGACCGTGGCATGGATCCAAGTGCATCAGACCCTAAAAGATCACCGCAAGCTCTACGACGCAGCCGACGAGCTCGAGGTAACCCCGCCTCACATGATGGGGCTGCTGATCTCCTTCTGGCTGTGGGCCCTCGACAACGCCCCCACGGGGCAGCTCACCGGCATCACGCCGCGCATGATCGCTCGGGCCGCTCAGTATGATGGCCCGGCCGAAAAACTGGCCGGAGCGCTGATCCGGGCCGGCTGGCTGGATGAAAAAGAGGACGGAGACCTCGAGATCCACGACTGGTACGAGTACGCCGGCAAGCTGATCGACCAGAGGCAGGCCGAAAAAGAGCGCTCACAGCGCCGCCGCGCTGCTGCCTCCGCGGCCGCCTGCGAAACTCCCGACGACCACCAAACGCCCGGCGGTCGTCCGAAGGGGGGCCGAAAGAAAACCGCAGGCAGAGTAGACCAGACCAGAGAAGATAACACCAGAGAAGGTAAAGACCCCCCTTCCCCCTCTGGCGAGGGGGCTGACGGCGACAAGCCGACGGCCATCGAGGTCAGATTTGCCGAGTTCTGGAAGGAATATCCGAAGAAGGTCGCCAAGGCGACAGCCCTGAAGGCATGGAAACGCCTGAAGCCGACCGCCGAGCTGCATGACGCCATCATGCACGCTCTGGACGAGCAAAAGCGGACGGAGCAGTGGCGCCGGGAGAACGGTCGCTTCATTCCAAACCCGGCCACATGGCTCAACGGCGGCTACTGGGAGAACGAGGTCAAGGAGGTGACAGCGGATGAAGCAGATCGGAGAGATCCTGAAGGCGACGACGCCGGCCGAAACTGGACGAAGGGCTTCAAGTCTGACGACTGAGCCGGACGATGACACGAGCATCAACTTCAACGTCAGAAGCGACTCCCCTGAGTATGCCGGCAAGCCCGGCACCCCCGACCCGGTCGCCTGCGAGTTCTGCGGGGCCCCTCGATACCACAAGGGGATCAAGTTCTGCGGGCGGGTAACGTGGATGCCATACGGCGCCGAGCGCTGCACCTGTCCCGAGGCTGTGGCTGCCTACGAGAAAGCGGAAGCAGAACGCCGAGCCCGGGAAGAAGCCGAGCGAAAGGCTGAAGAAGATCGCCGGCTGCGCGAGAAGATCCAGAAGATCATCGGCGAGTCGGGAATGGGTGAGCGCTTCCTGCGCCGCACCTTCGACAGCTTCCAGATCACCGAGAACAACCGAAAGGCAGCCGCGACAGCCAAGAGATACGCCGACGCCTTCGACGATCTGCTGCCGAAACGTGGAGGGCCGGAGCCCGGCCGCAACGGTCTGTTTATCGCAGGGCCACCCGGCACCGGCAAGACTCACCTCGCCGCTGCCATCGCCAATCACCTGATCCGGCAGGGCCGCCCGGTCGTCTGCATGACCATGATCGACCTGCTGGAGCGCATCAGGCGTACATACTCCCGTAGCGACGTCGACGAGGGCAGCGTGCTGAAGCTCTACAAGAGCGTCCCGCTCCTCGTGATCGACGACATCGGGAAGGAGCCGCCGACAGAGTGGGCGATCTCGACCATTTACAGCATCATCAACGGCCGCTACGAGGCATACCTGCCGACCATAGTGACCACCAACTACGACACCGAGACCCTGATCCGACGCATGACACCGAAGGACACCGGGGACAACACCACGGCGCGGGCCACCATCGACCGGCTGATGGAAATGTGCAGAGCCATCGCCCTCACCGGCGAGAGCTGGCGCCAGAAATAGGAGGACAGCATGAAAAAAGTCTATATTTGCTCCCCCTGCCGCGGGGACTACGAGAACAACATTCAGAGAGCCAAGGAATACAGCCGCGCCGCAGCGATGCAGGGCTGCATCCCCATCACCCCTCACATATTCCTGACGCAGTTCATGGACGACACCATCCCGGCCGAGCGTGAGCTGGCGCTGAGCATGGGCCGCGAGCTGGTGCTCATGTGCTCCGAGCTGTGGGCCTTCGGGCTCGACCACCCCTCTGCCGGCATGGCTGTTGAGATCGAGCTTGCCAAGGAGCGCGGGATCCCCGTCCTCAACGGCTTCGAGGCCATCAGCAAGATCGGAGATCCTGAGCCTGAAGCTGAGGAGCTGCCTGAGATCGGCGGCGTGACCATCCACCTGCCGACGCCGCCCGGCTTCGGGCCCGGATCCGTCAGCGTGGAGCTCGACGGCAACATCATCCTCGACATCGCCGACCGCCTGCGAATGGATCCCGGGACTCACTTCGAGATCGGCCCGGGAGGTGACAGTTGTGACTAACCGCTACGACCCACGCAAAAACGCCGAAGGCTATCGCGACCCGACGCCCTACGAGGCCGAGAAGAACATCCGGCGCCAAATCACCGGGCAGCGCTCAAGAGTCGCCGGGGAGCACTTCGAGAACATGATCTCAGCCTCCTGTGACTACTACCTCGAGCGCGGGATCGCCAAGATCGAAAAGACGCCGGAGCCGATGAAACCGCTCGGCGCCAAAAACCGCAAGGGGCAGTTCATGGCCTGCTACACCAAGCAGGCGCAGCCTGACTACGGCGGCACCCTGAAGGGCGGCCGGAGCATCTACTTCGAGGCGAAGCACACGGACGACGACCGCATCGAGCAGCGCCGACTCACCCAAGAGCAGCAGGATGACCTCGAGGCCCACCACCGCCTCGGCGCTCTCTCCTTCGTGCTGGTCAGCTTCGGCCTCTGCGACTTCTACCGCGTCCCGTGGCCGGTATGGAGGGACATGGCCGAAACATACGGCCGCAAGTACATCAAGCAGGCCGAGCTCGAGCGCTATGAGGTGCCGGCCGTGGCCGGGTACATCAAACTGCTGGACGGCATCGAGATCCCCGGGGAGGTGACGCCATGAAGGACACGGTCGAGGCCAGGGCTCTGAAGATCGCCGCCCGGGTCATGCAAGCCGCCGGCTGCTGCCGCTACGAGGACGTCAGCCAGTGCCGGAGGATCCACGTCGACGAGGCCACCTGCGACAAGTGCATCAGGGATTGGCTGATCTCCAAGGCAAAGCGAGAGCTCAAAAAGGAGGCGGCGCGATGATAAGGATCGGCAGCTACTACCACCTCGCGGCCGGAGAGATCGAGGCGATCACGCAGGATCAGACGGCCGGCGAGTACCCGCACCGCCTGAAGATCACGACGAGGGCCGGCCACGAATACAGCATCACCTACCAAAACAAGACACAGCGAGACCGAGAGGCTGCAAGGATCGCCGCAGAGATCGACCGCGAAACCAGAGAGCAGACCATCACCATCGACGTCGTCCGCTACATCGTGGCAGCCGAGATCGACAAGCTGCGCCCGTACCTTCGCCGCATCGAGAAGGCAACGAGACCCGGAAAGGAGGCCAATGATGAACACCACCACAAGAGAGACTCGGCGTCAGAGCTATGACGCCATCATCCCGAAGCGCGGGAAGCGCTGCCGCCTGATCCTTGAGACCCTCGGCAGCCGCCAGATGACGGCAAGCGAGATCACCGAGGAGCTCGTCACCGCCGGCAAGATCCCGTACTTCAACCGCAACTACGTCGCCCCGAGGCTCACCGAGCTGAAGGAGATGGGAGTCCTCGAGA